CGGACCTGAAGAAGTTCGTCGTCGCAGGCGACACCGGAGACACGCTAACGCTAGCGCTGTCCCAGACGGATGCCTACAAGAAGCGCTTTGCCGGCAATGCTGAGCGCATTAAGAACGGCCTACCGGGGCTTAATCCGGCGCAGTACATCGCCACCGAGGAACAGTACAGAAACGTACTCGATCAGTACGGTATTGCTGGCTACACGACTCCGCAGTCGCTTAACGATTTCATCGCTAAGGACATCTCCCCTACCGAACTTGAGGACCGAGTCAAGGTAGCCACGAGCCAGTACACCAACGCTCCCGCCGAGTGGCGGCAGACCTGGGAGCAGTTCTACGGCCTTACTCAGGGCGACGCCCTTAAGGCGATCCTTGATCCGAAGATCAAGTCTCTAGCTGATATCCAGCGCGAGGCTGGGTCCGTGGATATCGGCTCTGCTGCATCACAGCAGGGCTTGGCCGTTGGTAGAGGACGAGCCGAAGAGCTACAAGCTAACGGCGTGACGCTGGCTAACGCCCAGAAGGCGTATGCAGCGATTGCCGGCTCGTTGCCGACTGATCAGAACATCGCCAATCGGTTTGGTACCACCTTTGACCAGACGCAGGAAGAGAACGACCTCCTGCTTGGGCAGGGAGATGCAACGCAGAAGCGTCAGACGCTGTACAGCAGCGAACAGGGCTTGTTCGGCGGCCATGCTGGCGCCGATCAGAACGCCCTTGGCGTCTCTCAGGCTTACTAAGCGCGTCATAACAAGGAGAATAGTGAAGAAGCTTAAGGCCCTACTCGCTGGCGTTGCCGCCTTTGCAGCGTTGCTCGTCGTCCCCACCACGGCAGAGGCGGCTAGCACCGTGTACTGCCACGAATACAGCGACCTGGAACTGCGATTCGTCACCCCTGGACACATCCCCCCCGGTGCTACCGGCGGTGGCTCACGGCGGATCGACTCCGACACTGTAGAGATCCAGTGGCGTACTCCCATCAATGACCACATCCAGGTAGTCACCGATGACGCTGGAGTGGTGTTCGCGGCCAACGAAACGAACGGGGATTGGTCGGTTGACATCACTGCACGTGGCGCTCATTGGTACTCGCTACGCAGCTACGGCACCGGGCACTACATCTACTTCGGGGTGGGCAACACCGCCATCTGGCAGTCCTCGCTAGGCATCGACGCTCCGAGTGGCTGGCCGAACCCAGACAACCACTGTGGCACTGCTAAGTACTACATCCAGTAAAGCTTCACAAGCACGTAGAAGATCACCGCGACAACAGTAGTCATGGCTGTTTGGCACAGCAGAACGAATAGGAACTCCATGAGTTCGCCTCGTTCTCTGTTCTTCGCCATGCCTGAAGTGTACCGCCTAGCCCCTTCGTGGGCTAGGTCTCGGCGGGGTAGAGCAGTTCGGTAGCTCGCTTGCCTCATAAGCAAGACGTCGCAGGTTCGAATCCTGCCCCCGCTACTCAGTCCTGGGCAATGACTGGACATATAAAAAAGGCCCGCAATGGGGATTCGTTTAACGGTAGGACGCTCGGTTCTGGACCGAGTAATCGAAGTTCGAATCTTTGATCCCCAGCCAATCCACAGAACGACCGGCCCTTGTGGGTTCGTAACTAAGTCCGGCAGTGAAGAGCAGGCTTCTCCACCCCTTGGAGAAAACCTTGGCTTCGCGATCCATGTCATTCGACAAAGCAAAGGGAGAGTAAGTCATGTCCGAAGAGAACGAGTTCGGCGAAGAGGGTAACAGCGGTAGTGGCGGCGGGTTGCGCAAGCAGCTCGAAGAGGCACTGGCCAAGCTGAAGACCCTTGAGTCAGAGACTGTTAAGTACAGGGAACGAGATCGAGCCGAAACGGTTCGCAATGCCCTTAAGGCTAAGCAAGTGCCTGACGCTGGTCTGCACATTGCAGACCTCTACACCGCCGAGGACGTCTCGGACGACGCGGTAGGTAAGTGGCTGGAAAAGTACGGTAGCGCCCTTGGGGTGCAGTCGAATGCTGGCGACGGTCAGCAGCAGGAAGTAGATCAGAACGCAGTCAATGCTGGTCGCGTAAACGCGGCCTCGTTTGGCGATTCCGACGCAGGCACAGAGCAACTCCAGACTGGCGTCATGGGAAATCCCGAAGAGTTGATGCGGCTCATGAACACGCTTCCCGACTACGACTCACTCGTCAAGGCTGGGCTTATGCCCAAGCTGCCTAAGTAACCAGTAACAAGCCTACCTCTTCGGTATCCAACCCCAACCATCAAAGAGGTAAGAAATGGCTAACGCCTTTACCGATGGTGGAGTTGCATGGGCCAACCTGCTCGCAGCCGGGTACGATAAGTACCTGGAATTCCAGCTGCGAAGCATGCCGATCTTTCGGCAGTTCGTTGACAAGCACCCTGTGAATGTCACGAACCCTGGTCCCACCGTGACTCTCTCCATCATCCAGGAGTTCGCGGCTCTCGCCACGACTCCGCTGACGGAAACCGTCGACCCTGACGCGGTTGCGCCCCCGGCGCCGATCCGTGTCACCGTGACCCTGAACGAGTATGGCAACGCCGACCTGGCGACGCTGCGCTTGCGGGATCTCGCGTTCACTCCCCCGGACCCGGCCCTGGCCAACATCCTGGGTAAGAACATGGTCGACTCGCTCGACAAGCTCGTCCAGAACGTCACCGACGCTGGTACGAACGTCCTCGGTAAGAACGCCACCGTCTGGAAGACCCAGTCGTCCGGCGTGCCGTTCGCTGAGGCTTCCGTCGCAGCTGGCGACATTCTCGACTCTGCGGGTGTCCTCGACGCCGTGACGCTTCTGCGTCGGCGCAACGTGTCCGGGCGTGACGGCGGCGACCTGTTCGCAGCCCTCATCCACCCGGATGTGGCCGTGGACATCATGACGAACGCTGGCTGGCTCTCGCCTCACCAGTACGTCGACGTGCAGAACATCTACAACGCCGAGCTGGGCACCTACCTTGGTGCGCGGTTCGTTCAGACGCCTCGCGCGACTGTCGTTGCAGATGGCGCGTCCAGCGCGAAGGTCTACCGGACCTACTTCTTGGGCGCCCAGGCGCTCGTTGAGGCTCAGGTTCACGACGGTCACATTGTGATCGGTCCTCAGGTGGACAAGCTGCGGCGCTTCTTCCCGATTGGTTGGTACGCCCACCTGGGCGAGGCCATCTTCCGGCAGGAAGCTCTTCAGAACGTGCGTACGGCTTCGTCCGTCGCGGGTCTGTAAGTAGACGTCGAGGGGCGCCCTACGGGGCGCCCTTTGGCATATCTGGAGGAAAACCAATGGCTTGCACTAGTGGATGCCCTACGCCTGGCGCGCACGCCAGCTGGGGCGAGTGCGCCCGCAGTAAGCACGTACAGATCGAAGGCGTGCAGGCGCACCAGTACAACGCTGGCATGCGTAAGCAGGCCGAAAACTACGTCAAGGCAAGAGAGGCCGGGCTTCAGCCGGCCACCGTCTCTAAGAAGGACGTCGATAAGGCTTGGCGCCTTACCGACAAGACGGGAACCCCCTTTAGGGCGGATGCATAAACCATGCCTACTTGTGCTGACCTAATCAGCGAAGCGAGCGCCCAGCTTCACGGCTGGGGCAGCACGCAGGACCGCATTACTCCGCTCACTAACACCATCACCTCCATCGACACGTCATTCACCGTTGCGTTCGCCTTTGGCCAGGCTGTCGGTATCACGCCTGGCGTCGTCGAGATTGATTCCGAGCAGCTGTACGTAACCGCTGTCGACGCATCTACCGGCATCTGTACTCTCGCCGCTGGCTTTGGGCGTGGCTATAACGGCACCACGCCGGCAGCTCATACGTCCGGCGCTAAGGTCATCAGCCGGCCTAAGTTCCCCCGGAACTGGCTATTCGCTCAGGTCAACGAAATCATCGGGTCGGTTTACCCGCAGTTGTACGCGGTTAATACGTACACCACTACCGTGACCTACCCGAGCAACCAGTACACCCTGCCGACTAGGCCCCTAGATATTATCGACGCCCAGTGGCAAGACCCGCTGGGTAATTGGCAGAAGGCTCGCTCTTACACCATCGACCCATTTGACGGCACGTTCCGTCTGGGCGGTGGCCCCATGCTGGGGCGCCCGCTAAGGGTTCTCTATAGCACTGAGCCAACCAAGTTCGCTTCCGAGTCAGATAACTACACGATAACTGGCTTGCCGGCCAGTGCTACTGACGTGCTCACGCTTGGCATTGTTGCCAAGCAGGTTCCCGGACTGGACATCTCCAGGGCTCAGCTGTCGTCCGTTGAGCAGTCGGACCGTTCGCGGGTAGTCCCGCCCAGTGCGGGCATTAACGCTGCCAAGTACCTGATGGCCGAATTTCAGGACCGTCTTTCCAATGAGGCTAGAGCGCTGCGGAAGCAGTATAAGCCGAGACTAGTCAGGAAATTCTAAATGCCCACCCGCAGATTCTATGCAAATGACGCTCCTCAGCAGACCCTAGCTACCGGCATTAACTCTGCCGTGACGTCGCTAACCGTCCAGACTTCTTTCGCGGGCTGGCCTACGCAGTTCCCGTTCTTTGCCACGCTTGAGCTTGGCACTGCTAACCGAGAGATCGTCTCGGTTACAAACATTGTCGGCCTAGTCGCCACGATCGTTCGTGGCCAGGACGGCACTGCCGCCATTGGCCACACCGCTGGTGCGACTATCGACATGACGGTAGTCCGTCAAGACCTTGACGAGGCTAGTGCCCACACGTCGGCCAATGCCGGCGTGCATGGAGTGTCCGGGTCGGTTGTCGGCACT